TGGTGTATTCCCTGCCTCCGTCCGTCGTCACAACGTCGTCGGCAGCGAGGTCTTCAGCCCTATCGAGCTTTTCCTCTGCCCATTCCATCACCTCCGACAGTTCTTGATACTTAGCATCAAGGTCTTCTTTGGTGGCGATGTTAGCGTAAGGGTTGTCTTTAACCTTCGCTTCGAATGAGGATTCCTCGCGCTTGGCAATCTCAGCCTTCAGTGCTTCCAGTTGCTCTTCAGCCGCTTTCCGCTTGGCGGTGAGTTCACCAAACCGAGCGACAGCCTTGCTGCCGAGCTTCTGAGAAAGCTCCCGAAGCTCCTCTTCACTCATAGACTCCAAATCGTAATCCTTTGAAAGAACCTTGGGGTCTTCACTGGATTGAGTTTCCTCAGGCTTAGGTGCGGGCTCTTCTTGCGCGACTTCAGCCTTGGGAACCTCAGGTTCCGGTGCGACCTCCTCCTTTGGCTGTTCTGGAATAGCCTCGGGCGATTTTTGCGCCTTGGGTTCTCCCATCCGAGCCTGATATCGCGAAGCGAAGAACTCGCTCCGAGACATATTTTTTGCCACAGGTTTTTGGTCGGCTCCTGCGTTAGCCGCTTGGACTTCAGTAGACATTATGGGTGCCGTCTTTACGCCACGGGCATTGCGAGGCCCGCATTGTAACACCCGCCCGCAGAACCTACTTAGCTAGGTATACCCTGCTGCTGTCTAATTGCCCGCAAAACGAGTAACTTCTGGTAATTTGCGAGGTTCAGAATCTCGTCGTACACTTGGATTTTTCCGCTAATCTCGCGAATACGCCCCTCTGGGGCACGGGAAAGGCTAGAGATAGCCAACTCCCGCCCCGCCGCCACCCAATCAAGGAAATCCAGAAACTGCTCTCGCTCCCCAAGGAACTTAATCTGATCTTCTAGGGGATGCTTCTTGTTTCCGAATAGGTTCATTGATTAAGAGTCTGCGTCTGCACCTCACCCATCTGGGCGGGAGCAGTGCCAAGGCGTCCAACTTCCGCGTTTTGCATCTGCGTCATGGCAAACTGATACTGGGCGGTGTACTTCTCCAGACGAGCGCGGAACGCCTCATCCTGCTGCAAGCGGGCAAGGATATCCGGCTGCACGGCGTACTGGCGGACAATCTCAAGGGCAATCTGAGCCCCATTAGGACGCGCGCCCACCTCAATACCAGCGTAAATCTTAGACAGGTCTTCCGTGACTTGCTTAACAACCTGCTGCTGCGCTTGTTCCGCAGGCTGCAAGAAGGCGTCCGCCATGATCGGGTCAATCTGCGCCGCGCTCATTTCAAGCAAGGCGTCTACGTTGATCCGCCCATTTCGGTCTAGCTGTAAAAGATTAACGAACTGGCCAAGACGAGCCTCCACCGTCTCGGGATCGTTGTTCAGCACATCAAAACTAATCTTGATGTCGAAGTCCTCGTCAGGGTTACCCTTGTCGAACTGCATCGGATCGGCCACTCCAGTCACGCGGAAGAAGATTTGATCGGGGCCAAACCGCTGGTAGGACTTGAAGCACATCTTCAAGACCTCCTGCGCGTGATGCAGGAACTTGTTAACGAAAAACTGCTGTCGAACCGCGCTGATAGGATTGTTCGCCGTCAGTCCTACGATGTTATCCGCCGCCGTCACCATCGTATTCTCCATCTCCACGGAGCCGGGATTGTACGGAGGAGTAGGCCCAAAGGCAATTTCGCCAGCCCGCCGCACCGGAATAAACCGTCCCGGTCCGTAATCCGTAGGCGGATTTCCCGGCTGGTGCATGATGGGAGGCAGCGTCGCAAGACTGTTGCGGTCGATGCGGCTATCACGCTCAGCCTTAATCTGATCCTGCGGCCCCTTCAACAGGTCAGTAAAGGTCTGCACCTCGTACAACCGCTTGCTGTCCTCAGACAGCCGCGTAACGACAAACGGGTAGTCGTTGTAGCCGTTCAGCAGTTCGTGCTTCGCGTAGGGCTTGATGTCGCCCTGACCCGTAAACTTAGGATGGAAGATCGTGCAGTAGATGCCTTCCGATCCGTCGTCGCTATCAATCAATCGCTGAAAGCCGTAGATTACCTCGACCAGTTCAGAGGCGTTGTACTGCTGGACGTACCGAGAATACGACGTACTCCGCGTGCCGTACACGTTTTCCAGATTGTACGTGTTCACGCCGTGATAGTTGTTCACAACGTGCTCACACCAATCCATATCCCAGCCGTCTGATGCACCGCGACTAAGCACCTCCTGTACAGTCAGGAACGTGCGGTAAAATACAAACGGAGCACGCTGCGGATTGATGCAGTACGAGGGAAAGAACACATCTCCATCTGGCGCGCAGGTCTGGATAAAGGGACGATCTACAGACAGGCGGCTAATAGGGATTTCGCCAAACCCCGTCTTCCGCAAATCCTTCAACGCCTTCTTAGCCCGCTTGTCGATCAAGTCAGGATAGACCGACTTCAGCATCTGAATAATCTCAGTGTCGTTCTGGCCTTCAACAATCAACTTAGCCAGTTCCGGCGACGCTCCGGCAATCTGCTGAAGATCAATCTTCTGGAGATACTTCTTCTCTACTCGTTCCCAGCCAATGTACGTGATCATCAGACCACGCTCCAGAAAGTAGTTCGCACCAAGTTCCATCTCCTGCCGAAAGCGTTGGATGTAGGTAGAACGCATCCACTTGATGAACGCACTAACCACACGCGCACGCCCCATATCCGAACTCTCTACCGGATAAGCACGGATATTAGCACGTTCCAAAGCCGCCGTGAACAGCGAGACGTAGTTGTTTATACGCTCATCAATGACACGCGCCTCCGTGTCCGAAGCCCCATCCCACGGGAACGCATCCGCCCCATGCTTACGCAAGTCCGTAGACTTCCCCGGCCAGTAACAACGCCTTCCATCAGAGCTAGTAATGCATTGATTGAAGTACGTGCCTAGCTCCGCCACGGTCCGGTTGTACGCACCAATCAGCGCAACAACATCCGGCCCTTCGTTTTCAACAAAAGTCAGTGCTTGGTCCGGTTTGGTTTGTGACATAATTTGGCGCGGGCGATTGCGTTCTTAATAATACCACAGACGTATCCCTGAGTGCGCCCAATCTTGTCCGAAAGCTCGTCTGGGAAGAGTTCGCTACTAGCACCCGACTTACGCCTAAGTTCGCATTCGTAGCGAAGCAGGCGATCTGAGTGCTCTAAAAGCCACCTTGGGTTGGTGGTCTTATCATTGTCGTTGCTGCTCTGCATACCTGTAAGTGACGCCAGAAGCATCGGTAATGGCTTCAACATAGACAACTTTGCCAACTAGCTTGCCGTTAAATCGCTTTGGAACAACTACGGAAATCTTGTGGTCGTTATCTCCAAAGGGTACGCAATACATCCATTGCGGGTTTCGAGCGTGTTGAAGCACCTTGGCTTGGAAGACGGAGGTCTTCTTTGGTGGTTCAATACTTTCAACAACAGGTTTCTTGGCTTTCATTAGTAACCTCCTCGGCTGGGCTTGGTAGTCTTGAGAGTCTCGGGGCTGATGTAGGTAGCAGGGCTGACAGCCAGATAGCGCAGAACGTCGATAGGGTCTTTCCACGCCTCATCCCCGCCACCTTCTGCCGTATACTCCTGCAAGGCTGTGATGATGTTCTGGCAACGGTCGGAGATGTAAAAGTGTGGGCGGTTGACCGAGTCGATGGGAGCCTTGCGGTTATAGGCCATCTTGGTCTGCAACGCTTGCAACCCTTCCTCGATGTCCAGTCCCGGTGCCGGGATGAAGGTTAGTCCCGCATCTGCAAGGTCGGAGATAATAGACGATACGCCGCCTAACGTCTGATAGACCGCCGCGCCAAGGCGAGGGTCAATCAGGCGCTCAAACACCTCGTCCTGCGTCTCGGCCTCCATAGAGCTAATCAACTCTACGTAGTCCTTGATCCCATAGCCCAGCCCCTTAGCCCCTTCACCAGACGCCCACTTACCACCCTGCCACCTAGCCCAGTCGCCTACATTGACATCCGGCCACTCACGATAGACGTACCAAGTGTCGGTAGGGTCCACCGCAATCCACGCCATAAACCAGTTCTTACGGCCAGCCGGATCAAGAACTAGGTACTTGGTAGTATTCTCCAGCTTGAGAGAGGTATGGGGTACTACGTTAACTTCTCGGCTGAAGTTGGGGAACTTGGTGCTGACTGACTTTGTAGCAATACCGTATGCGCGGGTGAGAATCTCATTCTCGGGGCGTCCTGCCAAGTCTGCTGAGATACGCTCATAGCCCCCGAAGGGGTTGTCCCTACTGTGAAAGTAGATGATGCCCGCATCCCGGTTTCGGGATTGCTGAAGATAGGGCACACTCCGTCCTCCCAGAAGTTCGGCTCCTTTTGATCGCAGAGTTTCCGCTCCCTGCACGTAGTCTCGTACAACCTCTGTATATCCATCAATAGGAGTGAAAGTGACAACGAGCTTACTATTGCGAGTAGCGAGACGAAAACGCAAAGTGCTAAGAAGCTCCGGTCCAACGAGGTATTCGTCACACCAAGCGCCAATGTTAATCCAGCTAGGATTCCGGCACCCCAACTCAGCACCCTCAAGGATCGTATCGTTATTGATGAATTGAGCATAGGTCTTAAAGATAATCGAACTCTTGCTGACAGGCAGGATGAGGCTGGACTTGGAAAACCCATTCTTGCGGGTATAGGATACGTTCTCCTCCGTACCTAGTACCTTGACCCGAAACTCCTCAGGGAGGGCGTCATAGACCGCAGACTGCTGCTGACGGATTGATACGTCCGCATTCTGGGCAAAGCACATGATGACGGAGCCGGGATTCTCCACAGCCGCCCGCACTACCGCGTGCGCGGCCCAACTCGTCTTCCCTGAGCGATTGCCCCCAGACACCAATAGCTCGCTATGAGTGCTTAGCAGTTCCTCTGCGTCCTTCCAATGAGGCAGCTTCCAGCCGTACCGATAAGGATCGCGCCTACTATTTGCGATAGCCGAATGGTAAAGCTCATGAAGCTTTAGGACATCCTCAGGCTCCATCACCGCCAACTCCTCGTTGGTCGGCGGCTTTAGAACCTCATGCCTTTCCCAGACTAGGGACATTATTAAAGGAAAGCCTCGTTTTCTTTAATGCCGGGAATCGCCATTAAAGGAAAGCCTAGTTTCCATTTTCTGGATGTTGAAAAAACACCCTATCCTTTTCAACACGCCTCCACGGGTTTAGCCACCACTTCCACGCTACTAGCCTTCAGCTTGGCCCTAGCTTCCTCAATGGCCTTCATCGCATCCTCAAGGCTAGGCGCGGCACTCTTGTGCTCAATGGTCACCTTGTTTTCCCCCATAGCCGACAAGAACTTGTCGTTCGCAATACCCCACGGGATAGCCAAGTCCTTGATGTTAGTCCGCGCCAACTGCTCAGGGTCTTCCGCCAACTGCTTCATCTTTTCCTTCTGAAGCAGCCGAAAACCTTCCACCAAGTCCAACGCATCCTCGGCCAACTGCCCTCTCCGCTGCTCCAAGGCCATATGATGCCGCGCCTTCAGCCTACTAATCGTCTCCCAGTTCAACCCAAGCTGGGCCTTAACCATCCCATAAGACGATCCCTCAGCCAACATCTCCAAAGCCTGTATCGCCTTATCAGGCTGCTTCCGCTCCAAGTAGTTCCCTTCCCGATTGGCATATGAGGCAACGCTCTTAGAAACCTCACTAAGCCCCTTTCTGCTGCGTTTAACGCGCTCTTTAGCCATAAAGGCATCTAGGGTCGAAAAACGTTCGTGATCAAGCC